TGCCTAGCCACCTTCTGCATCTTGCTAATCAAGTCATCCGAGAGGGTATAGTTTCCGTATTTAAGCATACGGCTTCACCCCTTCCTTAGGACTCCTTAGGTTTTTCGTATCCTAAAGCTTGATTGCTGTCACCTAAACCTGCAGTTGTTGGGTCGTTGATGACCCCAACTAACACACCAATTGCAAGGATTGTGTTCGTGATATCTGCGATGTTATCCGGGAAAATCTTAACGCCTAATTGTTGGCTTAATAAGACAACAAGGCCGATTAGAGCGACCCAAAAAGCCTTATGCTGCAAACGTAGTTTTAGATTGATGTTCATAATAAATTCCTCCTAGTTTAGCTTTTGCTTGATTTCAGTTAAATCTTCTTTCATTGCTTTCATCTGCTCGACTAGTTGATAAGTGATTTTGTTTTGCTCATCATGATCATCGAGACGACGACTGTTTTGTTCTGATAGTTTTTGGATGTAATTATGACCAGCCTCTATCATTGTCATGCGATGCTCTTGCTCGGTAATTTTACTTTTATTATTCAAGTACAGACCGGCAACAGGAATAAGCACGCCAATGATGTATCCTAACACCTCAGAGCTAATGCTTGCGGTCCCTGGCATACATTTCCCCCTTCCTTAAAAATTAAAAGGGGCCATATAGGCCCCTTAATAATTAGATGTTAGGCTGTGGAGCCTCTGTACCTTGTTCTTGACCTGGTTCGTTAACTTCTTCCAGTTTAAGGATAGAAGCCACTAACTCAATCAAGTTAAGCATGTCCGGCACGTCTTCAAGCGTTGCTTGACCTGATTGGATTAAGAAAATCCAACCTTTGACGATAGGACTGTCTGCTGTGAAGCGGAACTTTTTGCGTGGTTTAGCCATTGTTTTCACCCCCTTTCCAATCAAATAAGCAGAGATAATTAGGGAGATGGGCCTAAGTAGTTTCTTCATGGCTAGGGCCCTCTCCAAGCATAGAGTTGACCGTCTCATAAATCTCTTTAGAAGCACGAGCAACTGCTATTGTGATTTGCCGCTTCATTTCTTCGACGGTAACGAGGCCGGCATTTTGTGATACCTCGCCACCCTGGGTCTGTCCTTGTAATTCTTTAACTGGCTGGTCGATAACAAAGTCTGATGTCTTAGCTTCGTGCCATTCCGTCATGGCCTTATCAAGTTGTGGGTCCGTCTCTGTCATGATGTGGACCAAGGTGACGCCAATGTCGTCCCCGACCTTCTCGACCGATTGGATTAACTCCGAGCAGTACCATTTCTTCTCCAGGTCAATCTTGGATAAATCAATAAATTGGACGCTCGTCTCTTGACCTGGCAAGGCAATTGATACTTTGAGAACATGAGCGTTGTTGATTTCATAAGCCACGCGCTCACCATTGCCGATTTGCTCCGTAAATCTAATCTTCATTATTTCCACCTCCCAACAGCAATCCAGTAGGCCCACATGTAAGACCCGGCACGACCGCCGGAGTTATCGCCGACAGTAAAGCTAAAGTTCCTGTAATTCTGGTCTACCAAGTTGACGCCTGGAAGACGCTTATACGATTCGGACGCAGGCTGCAAATAAGGCGTTACACTAATTGCAGGGTGCTTGATAAAGGCAACCGGAAACGTGATTGTATTGATTGGCGAGTAAACTGCACCACCATAATCAATACGAGGCAGGCCCCAACAAATCAATGTCCCGTCTGGGAACTTGGTCCAGTAGCCATTGCTGTTTTCGCCTGAAACTGGTCCGTCTTGTTGCCAGCCTAGGACCTGGTTGTTGTGGATCACGTAGATGTAATGACCCTCTCCCATGATGGAGTCACAATAGATGTTAGATGCGTCTTGTTTCACTACTCGCAGATAGCGGTTCGTGTTGAGGTCCTTGATGACATATAGGCCAATAGGGACGATCGAACCTTTTAGAAACACGCCTAAGTCAGTCCCTTTCGGACATTCGTATCTGGCAGCACCACCATTATTGATACGGTAGCGGTTGAGTGAACCGACCTCGCGGTCGTAGTTGGCCTTGAGCGCGTTAAATTCAACTTTAGATGCCTGCTCGACGTTCGCCACATTACCTAACCCCACATGAGCCTTTGTTACGCCATGAGGGTTGTTTTTGTTTCCGACGTGGCCGTCATAGCCTGCTAGCTTTTGGTCTAAGCCGACAATTTGGTTAGTAGGGTGCGAATGTATGCCATTTGCCTTACTATTCCAGTTTACCTTTTCGGCTGTCGTTACGTGGCGGTTACTGTCGCCATTGTGAGCGTCAAATTCAGCCTTGCTAGCCTGTTTGACGTTGTCGACATTAGATAGTCCTACTTGAGCTTTTGTGACCTCGTGAGGGTTGGTTTTGTTGGTTGTATGACCGGTAAGGTCTGCTCCATTGGCCTTGCTATTCCAAAAAGCCTTATCCGAGGTCGTGACGTGAATACCGGCACTAAGAACATGGCTATCAAACTCGGCTTTGCTAGCCTGTTTGACGTTATCCACGTTGCCTAGGCCTACTTGCGATTTAGTCACGCCATGAGGGTTAGACTTATCGCCTTTGTGGGTCGTTAGGTCTTGGCCGACTTTTTCAGCTTTAGCAGCTAAGGCCTGGCCCTCCGCCTTGCCATAAGACGCCTTGGCTACCTCGTCAACCTTTTCTCTTACCGCGTCTAATTCAGCGCGCTTGGCATAAATAGCTTGTGTGTCATTGGAGTATTGGACTGTTAGCTGTCCATTGTCGGCGATACGAACGTCAAATTCGTAGTCTCGGACCAGGATAGCTTCCCGACGTGGCGGAATTAAGTCCCCGGCTTCGGCACTCGTATACATATAGAGCACTTCCGCGCGTGATCCAACCTTAGCAAAGACGCCGATTTCGGTTACGGTAGTCTCGGCAGTGACATTGGAGTTGTCTAAGCGACCAAGAACATGAAAGCCAGTAGAGCCGGCTAATACCGACTGTAAGGCCGGCAATGTAATGGCCGGTATCTTGACATCGGTAATGGTCTTTAGGTCGCCTGTGTGGCGTCCAGAGCCAAGGACGACACGCGTAAAAGTGATAGGCGAGTTGCTACCAATAGCGGCCGCAAGCTCGTCATTTCCGGCCTTGGTAATGACCGGTTGAATAAAGTATTTACTCATTGATTGGCTCCTCTCTTAAAGTTTAAGTGTGCTATTGTGGCTTGGCACGCTAGCATACGTGTATACATGGCTCTGCATTGGAGCCTCGACATTCATGCCAACGCCTAAATGGGCCGGCACCATGGTCTTAATGTAGTTGGTAAATCGGTTAAGCGATACTTTTGGTAGCTCGCCTAAAAAGCGAATCTTGATATTCGAACCCTCAACGGTCACAAGCGATTGAACGCCTGTGAACCGTTTAGATAGCTCGGCTAGCGTGTCCGTCGATACCTTTAGCTTCGAGCCGATAATCGTCATTAGATACCGGCGTCGTTCCTCAAGGTCGATAGATACGGCTTTCATGCCAAGCGAGGCCTCCCAACGCGCGATATGGCCCTCGTCTGCATATGGCAGAAATAAGAGCGTCTGCTCGGCCTCAATTATGTCAGTGATAAGCTCCGCTTCTGGCACTTGAGCCATGATAAGAGCCTCCACTTTAGAATCTCGGATAGGACTAGCATTGAGCATCCTACCCTTGACAAGTTTGCTATCCGACATTGAGGACCACCTCGCTTAATTTCGGCAAGATTTCGGCTTGTAATTCGACTGAGGTATTAGAGCCATTGATCGTCAGATTGTCGACGTCCTTAACTCCGTCTAAACGGTCGATAATGGTCGCAATCTTGTAATGGCGCAGTTCTTTTTCTTGAAATGCCTCGGTCTTGAGGTACTCGGCTAACGCCTTACGTGCAGCCCCTCGGATAGCCTCAATGTCCGCATCATCTCTAATCTTGATGTCCGCAACGATACGAACGCCAAGACCAGCGACTGACTCGACGGTTACATAAGCACCGATAGGAGCGACACCCTTGCCATGGCCTTTTGGCTCTGGGTCCAAGTAGTCCTGAAACCTTTTAACTAACTCTGGACTAGCTTCCTCACCGTTGGCATTTGTAATGGATAGCTTGAGAGTGTTCGGTCCGGCATGGAGTGGCTGCATGAATACGGAGCCAACGCCCTCGAACTCGTCTGCCCATTTCTCGTACTGGGCCAAGTTGCCGTTAAGGGTTGGCGTCTTAATGTACTTAGTCGCTCTCACTCTTAATGCGTCGTCGCTCTCGATATCCTCGCCAGGAACTACCACGTTACCTAGAATGGCGCCGGAGAACTCCTGGAGTACGTCAATATTGATAAGCGAGCCATTGACACTATTAGCCTCTTTGCCTGGCGTTTCGGCAATTAGCAAGTACTCGCCACTTGCCTTGCGCTCCAGGACGCGGAAGTTGTGAGTACTATCCACGACCGAGAACCGAGTACCGATAGGCACGGACTCTTGGAAGTGGACCTCTCTAATGGCCGATGTAGCCGGCAAGCGAGTCACGCCAAACTGAGCCGCTAGACGTGTCAAGAAGTCGCCCTCCGAGGTATCCAGGAAGAACTGGCGCTCCATGTCCTCTAGTTGCGCGTACTGAATAGCTAGTTCTTGTGCTAGAGGCGCACATAGATTCCACAATACAGAGCCTTGGCGCTTGTCGAATTTATCCGGAAATCTGCCGAGGACGTCCGCCATGATGTCGTCATAAGTCTTAATCTTTAGCAAGTTGCACCTCCCCTTTTAATAGTCCTAGTTTGCTATCAACCACAAAGGAAACATGCAATTCAGAGCCTTGGACTTCGTGCTCGAAGCTATGGACGTCGTTAATGCGGTCGTCCTCCATAAGCGCCTCTTTGATTGTCCGGTTGATATCGGCCTTTACAAAGTCCATTGGCTGGCCTATGTACTGGTCGAACTCGACGCCGTATCTGTGATCATAGATAGATAGCGAGTACCGTTCTGTGGTTAATATATGATTGATTGTTTGCTGCAAAGCCTCCAGGCCGTCTAGCTCTCTAAAGATATTGGTCTCGTCGAGGGTTAAAGACGGTTCAATCGGCTTTTCATTGATTACTTCGGTAACCTGGCTTAATAGCCGGTTAATGTCATTTGTCATGTTGCACCTCCTAGATTTGCAACCGGTAATAGTGAGGTGGCGAGCCCATCCAACCGGCTGCCGGAGTGATTGCGATACCGTTCTTTGAATAGGTGCAATGGATAATTCTCTGATTGTCGATAAATACGCCAGTATGGCCGGCGGCATAGGACGAATAGCCAGGAATACCGGAGACGAAGATATCGCCTCGGCGAACCTCTGACCGGCTAATTTCCTTGAGCAATCGCCCTCTCATACCGAATAGCGTTTCAGTCGAGCCTAATGGCGTACCGGCCGGCACGATACCGGCATGTTTCATAGCGCTAAAGACAGCGCTAGAGCAATCATAGGAGTAAGGGCCACCGCGAGCAGCCATGGAATAGGACACCTTGCCAAGTTTAGATTGGAACCAAGCAATCATGGCCTCTAGCTTTTCATTAGTACCGGTGGCATTGGCCGGCTTGAGGTCGTCAAACTTCTTGAGGTCGTAGGAGTTAATTATCCTAATCAACTTGCCGGCGTAGGCTGTGTCGGTCGCGTAAGTGCCTTGTAGCCCATAGCATTGAGCCTCCGCAGTTGTAGCGGATAAGACGCGAGCATAATGGCTCTTGGCCCAGGCAGAATCAAAGATAGCCTCGTGGTCCTTTACAGAGTCCTCCATTGAGTCATACCACCGGAAACCGGCCTGTATGGTATATAGGCCACCGCCTCCATTGTCCTCTTGAGTGGATAGGGTTGTCACCTTACCAGTCCAAGAACTGCCGGCCTTGATACCGAACCAGTTATTATACTTGAGGGCTAGGCCACTACCTTTATTAGTAGGGCTTAGGCCACTCTCAAGCATGGCCTGGGCGATAGATACCGAGGCCTTTAGGTTCCGCGCGTACTTAACGCAGAGCCGAATCATTTGCTCCATGAATTTGAGGCGGTCCGGAACATCGAAGTTGACCGTCGTTCCTAGGTTACCGTAGAGCGTCTGGCCTATCTTCTGATACTCATACCCACCACTAAAGACATAGTAATGGCCCCCTCCGTCTTGTCGGAACATGAATACTTTCTTGTTCAAGTACTCGGAGGTTAGCTTACCGCCCCAGGTGATCGTGAATAACTCTTCTGGGATAACAAGGTTATTTTTGTTGTCAATCGCTATCTTCGGAGGGTTGATACTAACAACCGTCCCAGTCGCCATTGTCGCTGGCTGCATATTGGCGATAGTTTTTTCAATGAGCTTCTTAATAAGCTCGATATCAAAATCTGCCATTAGCTAGCCCCCTCTCTCGGAATAAACAATTTACATTCCATGCTGTGGCCGGTAGCGTCGACCTTGTGGTTGACCTCGTCTAAGAGATACCAGCCGTGTAAGTTGATTTCTTTGACGTCTACATAGACCGCTCGACCGGCTCTAAAGTCGTAGTCTCCGACCGAAAACGATAGCGTGACCGTCTCGCTAGGCTTGGACTTTAGCTTGAGGTACATTTCGGCCATTTGCTTAATCTGTGCCTCATTCATTTTTTCGTCAACCTTTTTATAAAATTGGAGAATACCCCACTTCTTTTGAAGGTTAGAGTCGTATTGGATATAGACGTCACGCCGACCGGCTTGCTTGTTCTCTTGGACCAGTTTTACCAGGTTAGCAGAGTCCTCGATTGAGCCTTCCCATGAAAAATCAGAGATAATCGACGCGTCTGCTAGGACGGTCCGTATCCTCATGTTTTCAGGCATATCGAGTCTTAGCTTACCAACGTCATCCCAGAATACTGTCATGCGGCCAGTGTTGATGATGGTCTGGTCTTGGCACTCTTGGATAATGTCAATGGCTGATTTGTCCTCTTTGAGCAGAGTTGGCAGCTTGATGTTGGGCGCATTGAGCGCGCCGACGTCCAGGCTATAATCATTTGCTATCATCTTGACGACGTCCGCTAATGTCTTGTCCTTGATGACATAAGAGTTATTGCGGAGCAGATACTTTAGCTGGTCGTAAAAGACTAGCGTCACTTGGTTCTGCTTGGCTCTCTTGACCTTAAACAACTTACCGGCGAATAGTTTATGATCGTCGGCCATATAGACAATGACCGAGCCATAGTCAAACGGTATGTCAGTTATAACTTCTAGCTCCAGGCTTGCCGGTGCTCCGGCTCGCTTGGTTTTCCAGTTGATAGACTTAGTGACTGGCGCCAAGTCGTAAATTTCGCCTCCGCTTATGTTTTGAGTTACAAGGCTAATTTTCTCGGTAGCCGTCATGGTATCAAGAACACTTGTCCAGGATAGATCCAATGAGGGTTCTTAATCTTGGACTTGTTGGCCTCATAGATTTTTCGCCATTGAGCACCGTCGCCATAATACTTGCGCGCTATCTTCCATAGGCAGTCACCCCATACAACGGTATGATAGCGTTTAGGCGCTTCTTTTGGCTTTGGCGGAGTAGTTGGCGGCCGTTGTGGTTGCGGAGGCGTCACAATAGCCGGCAGTTTCTTCTCCGGTTCGCTTGGCTTTGGCTTTGGCACTTCGAGCTTGCGAGGCGCCAGCTTTTTCCATTCGATGAAGGTAATTGAGTATTTGATATCCGTCTCATATCCGAAAGCGGAGGACGTCTTAAAGTCAGATATCAAGTATAACTCGTTGACATTGGCGTTTTTCATATTGGCGCCGAATAGGCCGGTAAGGACAACCCTCACCGGAGTATTCGACTTTTTCCAACGTCTTAGCTTGTCAATGATTGTCAAGGCGTCTACTCCATTGGAGATATAGTTACCGTCCTTGACCGTTGGCAAGAATGAGTTAATAGAGAACGTTACAAGGCTTTGATATCCAGGAATAGGAATCTCACCGGCACTTAAAACCTCGACGGTCTCTATCTTTTGGTTCTCGTCAATCGAGATTTCTTCAGGCAGGACAGGTAACTCAAAGAGTGTTCCGTCCTCGCCTTTAATGTAAAGTTTCATGGTCTACCTCCTTTAGTTATGAAGCAGACCGCTTGCTTGGTTCTCAACCGCGTCAAGCAGTTGGTCGTTGAACTTCGCAATAAAGTCTTGCGTGTCTCTATCGTCTTTAACCTCAAGGTTATTGACGATTTCTGGCTTAATCGTGATAAAGTTCTGTTGCCATTTCATTTCGGCCACGTCCTTAATCAGCTTCATATACTCGTCAGAAAGGCCAACCTCGTCGACCTTGTCGAGCTTACCACCTTTAGGCCCTTTGCCATTACCGCCACCTAACATGGACGGGTCGAATGGTGTCGCACCACCGACCCCACCAAGGCCAGGGTCGCCTGGGTTAAGTGGGTTGTGAGCACCGATATTCATGGCGTTATTGACCTTATCCAAGATACCTTGGACGCCATTAACAATACCTTTACCAAAGCCCTTACCGGCGTTATAGCCGTCAGCAACCGCGTCGCCAATGTTGGTGAATGAGGCTCTTGGAGCAGTCCATAGTTGCGAGCCTTGTGGCTTGTCGCCAGCTAGGCCTTTAGCAATGCCTTGCATACGCTCTAGCTTGGCAGCAGCGCCTTTGACCGGAGCGGCCATAGCGTCTCCCCAGGCTTTAGCAGAGCTAGCGATACTAGACCGGCCAAGCGATACGTTGGTTAGAGCGCCAATATTGACGCCAGGTATCTTATTGACCGCTTCAATCATGCCATTGATACCGCCGATAGCCTTGTTAATCATGTCCTCGATACCACCGAGGACCGCGTTAATAAGACCGTCAACGACACCGCCGGCCGCCTCTGCCATTTTAGCGACGCCTTTGCCTATGTTGTACCAAAGTTGGTTCATGCCATGTCCGAAGTCGTTCCACTTCTCAAGCAAGAAGTTAATGACGTCAATAAAGATGTTGGCAATCGTCTCGGCTATCGTGCCAATGACAACTAGGAAGCCCCACCAAAGGGTTTTGATGAAATCAACGCCCATGATAAAGGCATTGACAATGGCCTCGACTACCGTCACGACGATATTCCAGATAGCGACAAAGATGTTAAATGCTAACGCTGCTAGACCATACAAGGCGGCGCCGATAACGCCAAACACTAACTCGACTGTCTCGCCAACGCCGATAGTAGCGACTGAAATACCAATCAGAATTGCTATGACGATTAAGCCGATAGCCACGATAGGGTTAGCCGCAACTAACATGTTGAATACCTTAACGGTTGTATTCAAGGCTTCCCAAGCAGCGCGAATAGTTTCGATTATCCGCATAGCTAGCATATATCCATATACGACCGCTAGTGCAGCCGCGATACCAGTTACAATCGGTCCAATCGTACTCCAATTAGAAGCGAAGAATTGATAAATGCTAACTACTGTATTCCATACAATTCCAAGGATTTGAGCCAGGAACATGACGCTCCAAACTAGTGCATCAATCGCTACTGTAGCAGCCGCCGCGAATTGCTTAAACTCGTCAGACCGCAGAGCATCCTGGAGCATTTGGAATACTGGTTGTAATCTCATTTGGAGATAGTTTAAGAACGTCGTCCAAGCCTGTCCAATAGTCATTGGTACTTTGGAGAACTTACTCTCGATATCCTCGGCAGCAGCAAAGATAGAGTTTTTAATCAATTCCGAGGTAATCTTGCCCTCGGCGGCCATTTTCCGAAGCTCCGCTCGGCTGATGCCGGCGTACTTTTCAATGGCTTGTAAAATCATTGGCGAGTTCTCGGAGATAGACCGAAGCTCGTCGCCTTGCAGTCGTCCACTAGCCATAGCCTGGGTCAACTGAAGCATGGCGCTCTTTTGCTCCTCGGCACTAGCACCTGCAACCGTAAATGACTTGTTAACCAACTCTAAGAATCGGATAGATTCGTCATTGTTCTTGAACACTCCGTTAGTTAGCATGTTTAGCTTGGCGACCGAGGCTGCCATAGCAGTATACTCGGCACGCGACCTTTGCGCGGTTCTGTAAATCTTTTCATTGAGTTGAGCGGTCGTTTGCGAACCATCATTTATGAGGTTTAACCTGGCCTGGATACTTGAGAAAGTATCGGAGGCCCCGAATAGCGCTCGTAGCGCTCTAGTGATCGCCTGTATTGCGAACAGGGCAATGACATAGCCTTTGAATTTGTTCCACATATTTGCAACTTTACCACCAGCTGTCTGAGCTGAGTTACCCATCTCGATTTGCGCTGGTACGATTCTTCGCGTGTTTTGGTTCATTCTCTCAGCAGTCCTAGTTACGCGCTCTTGCGTAGTAGCTACCTTATTGAGCGTCCCAGTTATGCGGTCCGTAAGACTAATCGCTGTATTGATACCGGCCACTTACTCACCTCCTCTTTCTTTCGATGTCTTTTCTTTGTTCGTCCAGACTTTCACCGTAGATAACCAAAGAAGCCGCGAGAAATGCTTTTTCCTCACGGCTCATTGACACCCATCGACTAGGCAACACATGAAATTTATGGAGGGCAGCATGAGCTAGGCCGCTCTCACTGTCCTCTCTGATTAGTTTTTTGCCTCGTCCACCAAATCGTCAAAGTTATCTAGGCCACTAGCGTTAGAGATTGCCTCTAAGATTTTCAGGTGATCTGCGAAAGTGAACATTTCACCGTATAGGTCCTGTTCACCGCGAACTCCATAAGACTCTTGTAGCTCCGCGTTTTGCAAGTCAGGCACGACAACGGACGCGCTACATAGCAAGTTGTTAAACTTGGACATGTCTAGCACTCGCTCTTGACGTCCCTTGCGACCTGGCTTATTGACATAGCACTTGTCTTGGATAGCGTCATACTCGCGACCAGAAATGATACGAAGCTCGATATGCTCATCAAAGCTTTCTAGCTTCAGTTTGATGTTTTCGGTTTTCTTCTTGTTCTTCTTCAAGAACGACTTGATAGATGTCATGATTGATTATCTCCTTTTTCGGTTAGTCTAGGCTTGCTTAAATGTCTCTAAAATCTCGATGTCGTTGAAGCTAAAGTCAGTTTCATCTTCTAGGACGTTGTTTTCGCCTGACGCCTTGAATAATAAGGCTTTCTCGAAGATGACGCCTTTAAGGACACCGGAGTTTCTACCAGCGTGAGAAGTTGGGTCGTCGTTGGCATACTTGATAGACACCTCTGGAATTTTACCCTCTTTGACGTAGTTTGCGACGATATTTCGGATTGCTGGGTTTTGATAGTAAAACTTAACGTTCCCTGTACCCTCTGCCCCAGTTACCTTTTTGCTCGTCATACGTTGACCGAGCGGTGTAACGTCGGTTGTTTTTAACTCAACCTTGGCTTCCATTTCGATAATTTCGGCGAACGGAATGTTCTTACCATCAACGGTAACGAACACTGTCCCTTCCTTGGAAGAGATAGTGTCGTTTTGGTTCATTAAATTTGGCATAGTTTACCTCCTATTTTACTTCCACTGTCACGTAGAGTTTCTCCATAGCGTCGGCTAATTTGACGCCCAGGGTCACCAAGATAGCCTCTTTTTGACTGCCCTCGGTTACTTTGATGTCGTCCGCGCTATAAGTCAATGCGCTTTGTGCCACGAGTGGGTCAAGCACACGCACGATCAGGTGCTGTTTGAATAACTCGCGTCCGTCAATGTCGTTGACTACTTGGCCTACGAAGTTCTCGACAAACACCGCTTGGATAGCCTCGCCGATAATGTCCATGGTCCGGACTAGCTTGTTCTTCTTGAAGTCGTCGTTTTGACCGTCCGCAGGCGTTACAAGCGTGTTGACGTCTTGCGCAATCAATACGCGACCGCGGAACACTCGGAATACAATGTTCCCTTTTTCGATTGCTTGAGCAATTTCTTGCGGTGTCTTGGCGTCGCAGTCGATAGCGCCAACGTACTCGGCGTGTGTGAGGCTCTTAGAGCCGGCAGTTGCGGATAATGCGGCCACTCGATAAATTGCCTCCTTGGAGGTCAACTTAGTACCGTCGGCCAGGGTTACACCGTTGTCAACGGAGATAACACCCTCATTGTTTGCCTCGGCATAATTGTTGATAACTGCCACGATAGCGCGACCTTCGTTCCGCCATTCTTTTACTGCCGCTACAAGTTTTTTCTTGTCGTCGGCTGTGTCAGTACCATAGGCCACGACGCGGAAGTCTTGCTTGGATAACTCGGCGATAAACTTATCAACAGAGTTGTCGATAGAACCGTCAGCACCGCCTGACAAAGTGATTTGGGTAGTAGACCCACCACTGCTAGGTAATGTGCCGGAGAAGGTAACATAATCGTTGGCCGCCGGAAGTTGGCTAGCCGCTACCTCTTGGCTATCAACTTGGTTGTTATCCAAGATGGTCGTTACAATCATATTTGGACCGTTGTTGATAATGTTGACAACTAACTTGTTGCCCTCTGCCCCCTCTTTGACCGCAGTTACGGTTAAGCCGCCCTCTGTGCCGGTCGCTTTTGTACCGCCTGTGCTAGCAGGTACATATACTAAGACTTTGCTAGCCACTGCCAATGCTTCAGCAACTAACCCAATCTTAGCAGTCGTACCGAATAACTTAGCTAGGTCTGTGCCTTGTGCCACTGTGTGAAATCCAGGCGCTGCTAAAGTTTGCCCTTGCAACATTAAGGCCGGAATACCCTCACCGGACACCAAGGCCTTTTGCTCTTTGCGAGCCTTAAAATTGACGTATGCGCCAGGCAGACGCTTATTCTGTGTTGTCCACGTCATTTATCATTACTCCTTTATTGTTTATTTAACCTTTAGCTTACGCTCCAGGTTTTTGATTTGTGGGCTTTCGCCCTCTTGCTTGATTGCCACCGCGCCGGCCAAGCTATCCATTTTAGCTCCGTCTGGGCTCGCCATGACGTGATGAACGTCGATAGAAAAGCTAACGGTTAGTACCTGGTCGTTATGCTCCATATCCAGGTTGTGAATATGGTGCTTCTTGCCAAGGTATCTCCAGGCGCCTGTCATAAAGTCGGCCATAACACTCTCTATTTCCGTCCTCATATCTTCGCTCTCGCTAGGATAGTAGGTCAGGAATATAAAGATATGGCTAAGCATTTGGTCGCCTACTAGACGCTTATGTGTGGCTTTCTTAGCATTGATAATAAAACAAGGTAACGACAAGCCTTGTTGAACTGGCTCGTCGTAAACCTCTACTTTGTCGAATCGCTCGCGCAGTTGAGCGATTAAGATAGATATAATGTTATCCAAGGTTCTTAAACAACTCCTCTGCTAGTTTCTTCTCTAGTCGCTCCATATACTTAGGCATTTCTTGCTCTATTTCGTCCGCGGTTAGCTTCATCATGAACCTACCCTCGACCCATGGCTTGACTAGACGCTTACCGATAGCCGGTACATACCGACCGACTTTCTGCCGGTGTCCGTCCTCTACAAAGCTCGCGTACTTGGTGTCGTCGAATACCTCAATCATGTAATCGTCGCCTTTCTTGACGATTTCCCCGATTTTCCACCGGTCCTTAAGTAAGCCGGTCCTTTGAGGCGTCCTATCCTTTACTTTACGGAGGAAGTCAAGAGCCATTTGGCCTAGCGCCTCCTTGAATAGGTCGTCGACAATTTCAACTGCTCGCTCTATGCGTCTGTTGAACTCGTCCAACTCGCTATAATCATAGCCATTGTCCACGCTCTATCACCACCTCTTGGTGCGTAGGATAGACGAAAGGCTCGTTTGTAGCGGTGTACTTAACGTCGCCAATGAGTAGCTTACTTCCGGCTTTGATTTCGATATTCGGTTGACAAAATAACTTCTCGACTACTTCAAGCTTGTTGGCCTGGTCAATCGTCGTGTTGTTTAGCCTTTGGACAGATACGCGGCAAGGTATGTTGGCCTTGCCTTGTACTGGTCCGAACTTAGAGCCTGTGGCGCCATTTGGCTTGCGATAAGACGTCTGTTCCATTACCGACATTAGCTTATCATAGGTCCACTCGATAGAGCCTCGTGCCTTGGATAAGACATGGTTAATCTTTGCCATGGCTACCACCTCAATCGACGGAACTCGTTAAGCTCGCCTTCAAAATCGCCCAGAAGACTATTAAGTGCCTTGGTCACAGCGTCGGTATCAAAGCTAACGGACGTGTCGCCAACCTTAATTGTCTTGGCTTCACCATCGAGTTGACCTAGCGCTTGCTTGAGTGCCAAGTCTGTCATGCGGGCAATCGTATAATCTAGTTCGTCTGGGATAGCATCCAAATTACAATAATTAAGCACCCTGCGGACTACCTCTTCAAGGAGATAGTCCAGGTGCTCGCTGTCTGCTAAATCTAGATTGTTATTCAGCCTCAGGCGTCTCTGCGTCAGCGCCTTTAGGGTCGCTAGCTTTTCCATTCTTACCACCCTTGCCTTTCGTTGCTGACTCTAATGCAGCTTTGGTTTCGTCTAATTCTTTTTTGACCTGAGCCAACTCTACCAAAATAGCATTGTACTCTTCTGTCGTGAATGTACGGCCGCCTGTAGCGTGTTCCAAAACCTCACCAGTTGATGAGTCGATGACGTCATAACCTTTAGCTTTGTAGATTTCCTTTTCATCTTCGAAGACGTCCAGGACACGGTTTTCTTTCCTAACTTTAACCATAATTTACCTCCTAAGGTTTAATTACGAATGCTAACCCTTCGTGCTTAACATTGAAGAGTAACACGTCGTCGTGTGATTGTTCATAGTACAAGAAGTTGCCGCTGTTTGCTGCATTCGGTTGATCTAACCCAACGAAGCTATACTTTTGTGGTGCAGCCATACATGGGATGTGAATCAAGAACATTTGGATTTGCTTAGCAGTAGATTCTGCTTTAGCACCCTTGGTAAAGTTGAAGGCTGTCTTCATGCGGTCAGAAGGAACAGCAGGCTCAATTGTTACGTCGTCTAAACGACCGATGCTACGGTCGATTACTTGACCTTGGCCTTGGATGTTTACGGTACGTCCGAATTGCTTGATGTTCTTGATGATACGTTTCACCGCAGGGGTTACATACAATACACGACCTTCTGCAGGCACACCAGCTTCGTCCATTTGTTCCATAAGGGCGTCAAACGTTGCCAAGAAGTTGTCTTCAGTTAATGCAACTTCCTTGATTTGGTCCTTTTGAGTGTCCAATGCAGACTTACGACTAAAGAGTTTAGAGATCATGAATTTGTCCATTTCTGGAATCTTCTCTTGGTCGTTGAAGGTGCGAGTGATGTTCGCGATAGACAATACGTAGTTTGTTTCGTCGATGTCGGATGGGTCAACTAATGTACTCCAGTAACGTTCGTTGGTGAGTTCGTAGGTTTCCCATTCGTTTTCGTAGTTCGCAGTTACGTTTGTGATTGTACGACGAGCGCGGTCTTGACGGCCTTCAGTGATAGTCAATTTAGGTACTTTGACTGTCTTGTGGCCAACCCATTTCAAAAGAGAGTTGCTTGGAGAATTCCAAAGTTTTTGAGTGTATAACAAGCCGTTTTGCGCGTATCGTGCTTGTAGGGCTTGTTGATAGTCTGTTGCGTAGTTAATTGCCATAAATTTTTACCTCAATTCTTATTATTTAGTGGTAGGCAGGTCAGCGGTGAATGCGTCAATGAACGCTTGCCCGCTTGAAGGAGTTGTTCCACCTGTGCCTGACGGAGTGGCTCCACTGAACGACGGTTCTTGTTTGGTAGCCGGACTTGGCTCTGATACGAACAAGAACGATTTAGATTCTTGCAGGCCCTTTAGCTGCTCTTCTAAGCCACCAAGAGTGCCTTTGTCATCGAGAGTCAGCTTCGAACGGTCTAGCAAGCCACGGACAATGTTGGTATCATGCACCTTACCAGCTAAGGCTAGGTCTACTGCATGATTTAGGTTTGTGTCCTTGATTTGCTGTTCGTAGTCAGCTTTCTCTTGTTTGTACTTGGACTCTAATTCCTCGTACTTCTTGGTTAATTCGGCATTGTCTTCTGAGCCTTTTTTGAGCTCTTTAATGTCCTTGTCACGAGCCGCCAACTGGGTCTCTAATGCTTTCTTGCTCTCCTCTGCAGCGGACAGTTTAGCATTTACCTCGGTTAGTGATTTGCCATGTTCGGCCATTACTTTCTCAATCTGCTCTTCGGTCAAGCCTAGAGCGCGTAATTCTTCACGCTTCATAAAACATCTTCCCTTCGTTTTTTATTCGGTGTTACGGCACCGGAGAAATAAAAAATAAGCAGTTTATGCCGTCATGCTCAGGACGGTTGACCGTAACGCTGGTCTGCGAGATATTGGATCACCTCCGTTTTTGGGCAAAGAAAAAGCACCTCGAAAGGTGCTAAAATTAGGCGACCATACGACCAATGAGTTCGTAGGCCTTTTCTTCTGTTATTTCTTCAAAATGGACATAGTCACTTACTAGAATCTTGTCTCTCCAGTATATGCTTGGCTTCCATCCATTCTCATAAACGTACATAGTATCAACATCAAATTTGAGTACCTTAGGATTTTCAGTTGTTGTTACATAGTATGCTTTCACTTAAATCACCTTATTTCGATTTGATTCTATCTATGCCCTTAGGCGGTTTGAGTTTTTTGCTAAGTTCAAACATTTCTTTATCAATCTTCAGCTTCTCTTCCTCGCTGATTCCATCTCTTCGAGATTTTTCATAAAGCTTATGCAATTCACCGTTCTTCAGGTCGAAACTTTCCTTGGTATGGTATTGCATCTCAAACGAAACTCCATCCTTTTCCAGGGTCGTATTGACCCCCTTATAAGGGACTGGCAGAGGCCACGAGTTCTTCACTTTGATTATACCATATTCCCCGGAATTTAAAAGCTTATTCATCGTTTCATAGTTTTCTACAAACGATTCATCATCAAAAATAGTGGTATACCTTAGGATATCATTTATTTTATCAGCAGCTCTTCTCAAACTTATTCCTTCGCTTATTGAGTCAGAAATAATTTTACGAGCTAGTGATTCCTGCGATTTTAGACGAAATTCGAGCCCAGCCAGATAACCATCAGACTCCTTGGCCATCCTTTTCATATCTTTAGTTATGGCCCTCTCAACCTTAGCTATCTCAGCCAATTTTTCTTTACTCAAGGCATCCGCTTGGTGTTTGTCGGGTTCGGATGGCGAATTACGTATAGCATGCACCTGTTCCACAGTCTGCAGACCATACTTCTCACTCAACTCTCTCGCCCGGTCTGCATACATTTGCACGACCTCGTCAAGCGACGGCTTGCGACCAGAGGTAGATTGACCGTCCTGGTCTACATCGCTGCTAGAATCATCAGGCGAACCATAGCCGTGAGATTCCAAGAATTTGGACTCTTCCTCAGGCGTTGTCGGTATAATCTTGCTCCGACAGTGCACATGGAAAGGCGGCGCGGTAGTCCCTGGTGCAAAATCATCCATGAGATAGACTTTGTTGTTTTGGTGTCGGCAAATAGCTGACGTCTTGGAGTCTAGGATAGCCTCAATCTTATACGTCTTGGCTCCCAGTGCCTTGTACATGTCATAGTTTGCCATAGTGTTGTAAGCAGTCATTTCAGTTCGTACTAGGCGCTCAACATTATGCTTTGCTACGCCTGTTCGTTTGCGAAGTTCCAGGACCGTCTTGTCGAGACCCCAACCACCAGTGAATGCTTTGTCCAATGTTTCTCGAATTGAATTAAAGTGTTCTTGCCCTTGGGTCCATACCCGGCTAGAAAACTCTTTCCCTGACCATTTAGACGACATCCGACGAAGAATCAGGTCATCATTAAGTTTGATAGCAGGTTTGATAGATAATATGCCAGCTTGCGCCATATCCTTACCTACCTGAGCAGCGGTCTTGATATAGCCACTAGCGAGCCCTTTGCCAACTGTCGCTGATATCGCCCCAGAGCTGGAATACACTTCCCTCGTCTTGCGCTGTATCTCGTGAATCATCGCTTGCTTGCGAGAGATGCGGTGACGGTAAGACAAGGCATCTAACAAGGCTGGGTCAGTCTTTGGATCTAAGGCCATTTCTCTGAATCGTGCTAGGTTGACGTTCTGAAATTCTTTCAGTTCGTCATCCGTCAGATATTTCATCGCGTCGGCCTGGGTCATCCGGTTATCTTGAGCATACCGCGAATAGAAAGTGTGAATCTCTTTGACCAGATCATCTTCAAGGATGGCCAGCTGGTCATTGATTCGCTTAATCGTTTCGTCTTCGGTTGCTCTCATAAGAGAGTCTTGGAGTGACGCTCGTTTCAGCCAGTAATTGTGGCTAACCATCGATTATCACTCCTTTTCTTTTGACTCTTTATCCTCTTCCGGAGGGTGGTCGTGTCCATGACCATTGAAATTATAATCGTCCTGCTTCTCAGCATTTTGCTTATTCTCTTCTTCCAGTCGTGCCTCAACCTCAGGCGTGTACCATGGATGCTGCTCACGAATCGTGCGAGCATCTAAGATACCTACAGAGTTTTGTGCGTCTTGAATAGCCTCTGACTCGTTCGTGATCACATCTCGATTGAAGGTGTAATGGAATAACTTCATATCCACCACAAAGCCTGTACGGTTCTTGATATGGTTCACAACGAACCACATCAGATGAATAATCGCGCTCTGCAGACCGTTCTCAAAGTCGTTAGCATCCAAATCAAGGTCCGTAAATCGCCATTTTAGAGCCTGGCCACTAGCGTTCCCCAAGTTCTCGTCTTGAGTATCAATCGCTCGGCCAGCTTCGTATAGCATCTTACGACTACGCGCGATTTCTGACTCGACTGCCGTTGTGTTGATATCGGCCTGAAGCTTATCGACGCCACCTTCACCACGGACCTTAATCATCTTGTATTTGTTGAGGTTTCTCAGGAACTCTTCTAGGTTCTCGCCACCGTATTCCTTCAATACATAAATGAATTTCGGAATATCCGCTAGCAAGTCCGCATTGACCGACGCCTGTAACTCTAGGTTGTCGATGATAGACTTAACCTGGTCCAAGAACGATTGCTCGTTCTCGTTGTATTTGAACACGATGAGCGGCACTCGTTCCCAGTTATAATTATGGACCTGTCCAGTTTCATCCATGTAGCGAAAATGAGGCTGAATACCGTCGTACGCCTTGTTAGGTTGCAAATGCCCTGACTCCCATTTGTAATAGGCGATGCCCTCGGTATCCCAATATTCAACGTGAATCTCTTGCTTCTTACCTAGTAAGGTGTAGACCTCTTGATTGTAGATCCGCAAGAAAGCGTCCACGACCTCGCGCCGCTCGTCAGCATAGAAAGGAATCACCTGCTCGCCAGGAATCTTAGTCATACGAAGTGAGCCTTCCTCGTCATAATAGACCAGGCCGTATGATACACCTTTAATAACTGCATCGCGTCCCACTGATTTTAGGTTACGAAGGAAGTGCTCATCGAAGAACTCGTCAATAAACTCTTTGACCTTCAATTCTTCTTCCGAATCGTTGCCGTACATTACGCTAGGCGCCTTCGAAAGTAAGTAGCCGACCTTTTGGTCCACCAGTTTTCTAAAAAGCCCCAGGCGCAGTCTACTGTTCGATTTCCAAGACACATCCTGCATCTTCCGCTCGATGTCGGTGTGATTGCGATAGTATTCATTCGCTTTGTGCAGTAATCTATACCGTTCGCTACCAAGGTGACGATTGACCTCTATTTCTAAGATTGATTTCTCATCCACATCAAGTGCGATTAACATTCGCTCCTTGAGCCAGTCAAACCATTTCGCCATTATTTCACTCCTTTACTTAATCCCACGATGAAGAGATGCCAGGCTGTCGCATATCGTCCTCGAATGCGTATCTTGTGGCATCAATCGTGTGGTCGTTTACTTCTTCTAGTTTAGATTTAGGATTACCGTCTCGGTCGACTGCGTAATCAGCAGACTCAAACTCTCTTGCGATGTTTGGCGTGCGTTTTGGGTCGATAATAATTTCGTATAGATCATCAAGCCAGCGTTCACCATACTCTCGACTATCTGGCCCCTTTTTAGCCCCTCTGACACGTGGTATGCCGTGCTCATAGATTAACTCATCTATGGATTTAGGCTCGGCGCTATCAGCTATGGCGTCGGTCGTGTTGTACTGCTTGCGCTTTATCCACTCGGCTAGAGCTCGGTTGCTAATCTTAACTCCGTAATGTTCGTCCATAGCGTATATGCGGCGTTTCTTCTTGTCGTAGTGCCAGCGTACAAAAGCTAGTGGGTCATTGGCGTAACCAAAGTCGACACCTTGACGGATATTGTCAAAGGAATTAAACAGGTCATCCGAGATTGTTCGGAATACCAAGTTCTCGAATGGCGATACCCCTGACCCGACTGCCTCTCCACCATACTCCCAGTCATAGGCACGTTGTGAACGTTCCTTTGTGGCCTCTGCTTCTTCGATAAAGGCTTGGCTTATCCAAGGATTGTCGAGATAGGTCGAGTGGTGTACGAACGTATTAGCCGGCAATAATGCTGTATTGTATTTCTTATTAACCCAGGCTTGCTTGCGCTTCGGTGGGTTATAGGAGTAGAAGAACTTATAGAATAGACCGTCTGGCAGCTCGCCACGAACGATAGAGTTAATTACTATCTTGATTTCTTCCTCGGTCTTAAACTCGGCTACCTCCTCAATCCATGCTATCGCATAAGGATAGGAGCTGGACTTCAAGGACTTGAGCCGGTTCGGGTCTTGCAAGCCTCGAAATATAATATGATTGCCTCGTGGTATATAAGTAACTTTCAACGGAGACTTATTAACTTTGAACAGGTGTCTTACGCCTTGCTCCTCGATAGCCCATAAAATCTGCTCGAATACCGATTCTTGTAGGTCTCTATCAACCTTCCGGATACAGACGGCGTTGACCGGATAGCGCATAATCATTTGGACGATTATATGAGCCAGGTCCGAGGACTTACCAGAGCCACGTCCCCCCTTGCAGACAACGTGCAGCTTAGACGGGTCAAAAGCCGCTCGCCATACTGAATGAAAGGCCCTCGGAATAAAATCGCTCATCCGCTTTTTATTCGCCATCATCATCACCGATTCCGATGTCGTCGATGAATTGAACCATGCCAGTAACGTCAATCTCTTTCCGGTCCAGGTAAGCACCGTTGACCTTAAGAATATGATCTAGCGACCGTTGCCTTTCCTCAATCGTCGGGGTGAATTCATATACAGTTTCCGTGACGGTCTCTTCTTCGACCTGGTCACCAACATATACCTTCACGTTCTTCTTAGTCTGCCCCTGTTGGATTTCCCCTCGTGCAATGCTGGCAGAGATAGCCAAGGCCTCGGCAACACTCATTGCTCGTTCTTCGAAGACCTCTTGAGTTCGTTTGCTAATGTATTCAGAAACCTTAACATTCCTTAACAATCTGCTTCCAATACTCTCAGCAGTCTTCTTCGAATAACCAGCATCGATAGCCGATTTAGTAGCATTCCCACTGATGATGTACTCATCGGCGAACTTCTTTTGCTTAAGCGATAATTCCGTCATTTTCCATCACCTCCTAAATTTATAAAACAAAAAGCCCAGCTGATAAGGTTCAGCTCGGCTTTCTGCGTCAGGAATTCTCCTTGAAGAAAAAGGAAGACAAATTAGAATCAAGTAGGCTAACTTCCAATTTATCACACTATCATTCTATCACCTTTAGGATGACAGGTTCAAGACACCTTTTTGACACCCCTCATTCAAAATCATCGAATGAAGTGATGCCCCATAGCAGTGTCGATAGCTCATCGAAAGCTTTATTGAGATAGCGATATACTGTCCGCTCGTCCACACCGTAATATTCAGCCATATCGACTGCAGTGTGCTTATCTGGCCCGACATACATCTGAAAGACGGTCTTCCATCGTCTTAGCATCATTTCGGTATCTCGTTCAGCCAGTTCGTGATAGGCCCGGAAGATGCTATCGAAGTAGTCCAGCATTTTTGCTGTCCGGGCCTTGTACTTCATCAGAGTGTTCAGTGTCAGCTCCTGTGGATCATAGACGGAATCTTCATAGACTTCTAAATCTTCCACGATGGTATCGCAGTGCACTCGCAGCATGCGATAGTTTTTGACTAAGAGTGTTGTATTCCGTAAGCGGTAATCTTTTAACTCTTTAGCTTTACGTTTTTGGTCCTTATCGAGTTCAGACTTCACTGCTTGAGAGATGACGGTAAGCTGTTCTTTAGTCAGATTCTCCATCAATCATCCTCCTCGCTATAAATCAACCCAGCACAGAGGTCGAATTGGCGAGCTTCGTATACCAGCTCGTTATACCGCTTAGGATTATCATAGGCGTGCTTCATAGCTTGTTTACGGTACTGTTGAGCCTTTCTCTTAAGGAAGTCTCGATGCTCTTTACGAATTTTAATTTCTAGCTTATCTGCCATTTGATTCTCGCTCCTCGTATTCACGCAAGCGACGCATCACTTCATCACCTTTGTTGTAATCTTCCAGTCCGTTCTTGTCCGGGTATCTGTGATAGTAACGAGCAGCAATCATTCGCATGCCTGTTCTGAATTCGTTGAACGGATACTGGTGGTAGAAAATCTCGAAGAGGTCCATGTCTCCTTGATTGTAATGCCCTGGCTGAATCACGTCGGATTCAGTCTTTGCTTCCTCATCCACCTTAGGCACCTTTACCCGAATGACATTACCTGTCACACCAGCGGTCTCTAACGAATTAGAGAAAGTAATTCTCTTATAATCGATATCCCCAAAAATATAGATAGGTTCTCTTAATACATCGACGGTAATTCTAGGGGTCCACTTAGTAGGTAAATCATTATCGCACCACAACCACCCTCTCTCTTCAAGACGTTGCATCAAATATTTATATTGTTCTAGGTTTTCGCAATACCAAATTTTATATTCAGCCATTTTTATCTCTCCTTCAATTCTTCTAACAGATCTGGTCGGAATCCGAACCAGTGCTTGTCGCCATCGTCCACTACCACAATTGGCAACCTTTGATAGCCTAGCCTAGTTATATAGTTCAAGCTCAACTCGTCTTTCGTTACATCGATAGCGGTGTAAGGAAATCCGTTGTTGTGCAGCCATTTCTTTGTAAACTCGCACTGCATGCAGTTCGGTTTGGAATATACGGTAATATTATTACTCATCTTTAACGTACACCCCATTCACGACTTTCCCAGTCCGGTCTTTGATTTCGTTGTAGGCCGACTCTAAGCACTGTTCGAAGTCTAAACCGCGTTGGAGGCAGTAGCCAATCAAGACCACTGTAATATCTCCTACTGCATCTGTCTCTTCGGCAAAATTGTTAGCTGCATGAGCATCTTCTAACTCTTGGACCTCTTCCTTCAGCTTTTTGATTTGACCCAAGCCATCGCCTTCGTCCAGGTCACGGTCAAAGAACCATTGATTTACTTTTTCAATCAACTCATTCATTTTCATTCTCCTCTACAATTAGTTCTCTGCTTTTCATCTTGCGTTTTTCAATTCTAAGTTCATAGACACTTACTTTAACATCTTTATCGCGCTTGGCGTTTCTAACCAGAAGCTTTACCAAATCTAGATCACGATAAGTTTTTCTAATAACCTCGCCTGGCTTGCCATTAATCCGAATTTCTAACATGTACTCAATGGTATACCTAGGTCTCATTCCACTACCTCCATCCTTTCGATGCTAAAACGATGATCTTGGTCTACTGGCACTCCTTGCTCATATCGAGCGACATCTCTTTTTGCTGCTTCAAGTGATGTGTACACCCTCGCATATGTATCTGTCCGTACGATTGGGCCACTATAATTCGAGTAAGTGATAACGTACATATACCGCTTTACACCATGCAACAGGTCCTGGACCGATATGTTTGCCATGTCGGCAATCGACTTAATGCGGCGCTTGTTCGGCAGGTTTCTTCCCTTTTCCCAGTTGTTTACTACGCCTTTACTTGACCCAAACAGTTGGCCAAACTCTTCCAACGTTTCCCCTCTTGCCAACCGAATTTCTCTGATTCTGGCACCGACATATTCCTTGTTAATATTGTCCATAACTAGTCATCTTCCTTATCTTTGAATCGCACATCCGATACCAGTAATCCTAGCGATATGAATGCTGTGATAGCAGCTAATATAATTATCATGTCCATGTCCCCATCTCCAATGATTCAATTTTTACATAGATCCCGATCACCTCACTGTGGAACTTCTCGATGATATCGCTAGCCACCTGAGCATCGTCATGCCAATAACCAAGTTTCGTCATACAGTCCTTAAAGAGTTTGATGAGATTATCGGTGTCTGGCTTAGTAACTTTATAATCGCCATTCTGTTTACCTTTCGTTAGAGGGAATAGCCACTTGGTTGTGAGCCGGATAGGCCCCTCTAATTTTGCATCAGGTCTGTAGTTCGATAGGTGGGCCATGAATAACTCTCTTGCTAGCGTGAGTTTTTCGTCTTCATAGAATACCGGCTTACCGTTTTTGACTGCCGCCTTCTTTTGCTGGTGAGTAACAGTCGGAATCTTCTTAAGCGGGATAAAGAATTCTAGCATTCGATACCACTCCATAAGCCTGTCTCTGGGTCGTATTCGACATAGCCAGCACTCTTTAATTGATCTAACACCCAAGCTTGCAGTTGTGGCTGTTCGCTTATCCACTTCACTACTTCAGACTTCTTAAGGTCGAATCGCTCGCCAGGGAGCGTGTGATAAAGTGGCGGCATTTTTTTCGCGACTTCTAAGCTCTTTGAACGTTTCTTTTTCTTTCGCATAATTTTCACCTCAAAAAATTTTTTCTCTTTTTCTCGCGCTTTGGCAAGGACAGACACGGACAGGGTTACAGGGGGCGGAGCCTTAGCCCCCTGTTCCTGTTCCTGTTCTTGCCTTGGACCTAGCCAGGGACACCACCTATTTACGGCTTTTAAGCCTATAGTGTGTCTGTCCCGGAGACAAAATCGAAAATGTCTCGAGTTTGTCCAAAGGTCATTTTCGAGCTCCGGACACGGACAAAATCGAAAATGTCCATCGAGGACGTCCTCGAAAAATGTCCTCGATTTTGTCTTGTCCATGCCTGTTTTTTCTAGTCCACTTTAATAACAGAATTACCTTCAATTTTATAGCTACCAGCTTCCTTTACACGACGTCTAACTGTTTTATCTGAGATACCTAGGTACTCTGCCAGGCCGTCAATCGTGACCGGTTCGATGCCATCATTGAGTGCGCTATAAGCCGTATCGAACGAATGCTTGCGCTCTTCCTTCTTCTCATCAGGAGACTTTCTCTTGTCGAAATTCTTCTTCCAGGTCGGTTGAGCATCCTCTGGCTCGACATCATTTAGGACGCCTGAATCATCGACTGTGTGCACTGGATAACCGAACCAGATATTGACCGGCTCGAACTTTGCGAACTCTCGAAGCGTCCCTTCAACTCTCCAGGCAGTCCGTTGTTTCAGTTCACGTTCAGCTGCCTTAATCCGCTGATTCACTTCGTAATATTGAGAAGTGGTGATTGCCTTGAGCGCATGTTCTTTCATCTGATAAGCCGACTCTAGGTCATCCAGGCCGATATACTTCTCGTAGTATCGCTTATTGAGCTCTAAGATGCTCTCTTTGTAGATTTGGCATTTGGCCTTATCTAACTGTTGAGTAGCTAGACTTTCGTTGATTTCAAGTTCTACCAGGTCAATTAGGGCGTCTGGGTCGCGGGCAAATACCCCAGAACCACTTGCACGGTCCATGGACTTTTTCCCGCCTTGAGACCCTTTAGAGTGGTGGTGGCAGTAGATAACGGATGCGCCTAACTCTGTGGCCACCTTGTCAAACTGGTTGGTAAAGTGTGCCATCTGATCAGCACTGTTCTCGTCACCTGTCAGGACTTTGTAAATCGGGTCAATGATAACCGCTGTGTAATGCTTCTTGGCTGCTCGCCGGATAAGCTTAGGTGCCAATTTATCCATTGGCACGGTCTTACCACGCAGATTCCAAATATCGATGTTGCCTAGGTTATGTGGTGCAACTCCTAGGCCTTGATAAACGTCTTTGAACCGGTGTAAGCAAGATGCTCGGTCCAGCTCTAAGTTGACATAGAGGACGCGCCCTTTTTCACACTGCCATCCAAGCCATTTACTACCTTCTGCGATGGCGATGGATAACTCGATGAGCGCGAATGACTTACCGGCTTTAGATGGGCCCGCCATCAGCATCTTGTGGCCTTGACGTAATACGCCATGGATTAACTCAGGGGCAAGGTCTGGCATGTTATTCCAGAAATCTTCTAGCCCCTCTGGGTCCGGCAAATCATCGTTTAAGTCTTCGATATGCTTGTACCATTCATCCCAGCTAGCTTTACCAATGTTAGTATCAATGAGGAATTGCTTGTGGCCATTCCGGATAACCCCTGGCATGCGGCTGAGGCGGCTGGGGTTCTTGTTTTGAGAGTCGACCGCTAGGCCGTTCTTCTTACAAATGCTATACAGGTAGTCAACACGAGTCCGGTATTCGTTGTAGTCTTTTGCCTCAACTCTGACGATTGCGTGTACGGACTTACCACCGCTATAGACTAGGCAGGCAACAGGAAGCTCTAGCTCTCGGATGATGGCGTTTTGTTTCGCCAGGTCAGTACTGTCTGACTCGACCAAGGCATACCGATAATCCGTCACGTTGTCATTTTTGACGCCCTTACCATCCAGTGGATTAAATCGAATCCAGGCGCCGGCTTCTTCTTTCGGGTCCCCGAATACTCTTCCTAGGTCCCCCTCACATCGATTAAGGAGTTGGATTAGCTCACCTGCTGTTCGGTCGTATGAACCAGAGGTCGGTAGATGCTTGCCATCTTTCTCCCACGTCTCAGTCACATAGCCGACGTTTTCGGTGCTATCGAATAAGATTTCGAGGTATCTGGTAATTTCTGCCACTGGGTTCCAGTGATCAGGCTCTTTAATTTCTTTGGCTTCTACCCAGTCTTTATCGATGATTTTATAGTCGTTGTCATACTTGATTGTGCTGTCCCAGTCGAGTTCTCCTCGGCCATCGTCGTATGACCTTGGCGGTTCATAGCCACCATCGACTGCCATTTGATAAATGGTCCCACCGGTAACTGGGGTGTTGCTGCCTTCGAAGGAGTCCCATTTTTTAAAACATTCACCTGCGTGATAGCGTGCATGGTCTCCTTTGGACCATGAGTCCCAGTCCATTGCAGTGTAACCTTCGTGTTTAAGGGCCATCCCAACGTTGACCCATTCTTGATAGGAGCATAATGCAGGGTCAACATATTCGAGTAGCTCAGTTAATTTAATTTCTGACAAGGTATCACCTTCTTTCTCTGTGTGATATAATGTGATTAAAAATACACGTATAAGGATGTGTCTTGTATGGATGCTTATTGTTACGATAGAGAGGCCAATAAGGTTTATGGTGAAGAAATTGAGGTCTCTCAACCTAGAATTTGTGCCCACTGTATGCGAACGGGAGTTCAAGAATTTATGTGCGCATATTTCTCGGAGAAAGCAGTAAAGTTGAAAAACAATCTTTGGCAAGATGAAGTTTCTGTAGTTACTGCTTGCTCGTACTGTTCAAGGATTACCGTTAATTACTACGTTCGATATGATAGTGATCCTGAATATTTATGCGACGTAGAATTTAAACATTCGTATACTACTCCGTATATTGCGACTGAGATGGATTTAACAGAATATCGCATAGGTGATGATCTAAAGAGTAAATTCCCCGAGTTCATCAATATATTAGAGCAGGCTATGGAAGCAGAAAGGTTTGGATTGGATAAATTAGCAGGCATGGGATATCGAAAAGCGTTGGAATTCTTAGTAACGGATTATCTAATTTCAGAGAATTTAGAAAAAGCATCCAAAGAATGGCTCGAGAACCCTGGCGTTCAGTTATCGCAAAAAATCATGCACCTTCCTAACGAAAGGATGATTACATTAGCTAGGGCTATATCCTTCATAGGAAACGATGAAACACACTATACTAGACGCCATCCAGAGCACGATACCGAAAGTATCAAAATATTTTTAAGAGCTATGATTAGCGATCTTGAGAACGAGTTAATATTTAAGGACGCTCAGAAACTCATTGATAAAGTTGATAAGGCTAAGCGTCAATCTTCTTGAGGTAATCCATCAGCATCTTAATCGTCTTCATCTGATTATCAATCGTCTCGTCTTTGACATCGATGAGCAACTCCAGGAACTTGATTTTCTTTTTCAGTTCTTCAATTTCTTCGTTCATTTATCTCACCCCTCATAACTAGCGATATCGACACCACGAGGGACGCGCCAGTTATTAGCTGCAATCCGGTCGATGAGTCGCTTAGCATTATCAAATTTCCAGATGCCTACATTGCGGAATCCATACCGCTCTAGGCATCTTATTTGTTTTGGCGTCGCTAACCCTTCGCTTCGTCTCTTGTCGAGGCGATCAAGGATAAGCTTGGCTTTACCGGCATTTTCTACTTCATCTGGGAAGATACCTGATTTTTCTAGTGCCTTGAGTTGCTTTTCAGACGGCGGACCAGCTTCCCAGCCAAAAGCGGGAACATAATTGGCTAAGTCTTCTGCTTGGATACTCATTTCGAACTGCAGAGGGTCTACCAACGACCGTTTACGTTTGCGCATCTCAGATAATTTCTTAGCCAGTGCTTCTTCGCGTTCTGCGACGGCATCCTTAACCGCTACCTCTTCTAGTTCCATGATGTCCATGGCTACGTTAGCTGCTTCCTCTGAGCGTTTAGTCATTGCTTTAGCAACGGCTTCGTCGGTTGCAATAATACTTGCTGGCCGGCATAAATCGTGACGTTCTGTGTGCCATAGGAAGTCTAATAACAGTAACTCTTCTTTACCTGGGAATAACCGAGTGCCTCGTCCCACCATTTGGCTATAAAGGGCTCTAACCTTTGTCGGTCTGAGGACCACAACACAGTCGACTGATGGACAATCCCAACCTTCAGTTAGCAGCATCGAATTGCAAAGCACATTGTATTTGCCATCTTCGAAGTCTTTTAGGACCTCTGCCCGGTCTTTAGACTCACCATTTACCTCTGCCGCTTTGAAGCCTCGCTCGTTGAGAATATCGCGGAATTTTTGGCTCGTCTTAACGAGAGGTAGGAATACCACAGTCTTACGGTCCTGGCATTGCTTAGCCATCTCATCGGCGATTTGATAAAGGTATGGATCTAACGCAGAGCCTAGGTCGCTTGATTTGAAGTCACCAGCTTGAGTACCAACACCTGAAAGGTCCAAGGTCAAAGGTATTGTGAGTGCCTTAATCTTAGATAAGTACCCTTCTTTTATCGCCTTTGGTAGCGTGTATTCGTAGGCCAATGATTCGAAGTAGGTTCCAAGGTTACGCATATCCCCACGGTCCGGCGTTGCTGTCACACCAAGTACATTCGCTTGGTCGAAATGTCCGAGCACTCGTTGATAGCCGTCTGATATGCAGTGATGTGCCTCGTCCACCACGATTGTGTCGAAGTGGTCCTTGGCGAATTTTCTAAGCCTTTTGTCACGCTGGAGCGTTTGGACTGAACCAACTACTACGCGGAACCAACTACCGATACTTGTTTCTTCTGCTTTTTCTGTGGCCGTATTGAGGCCTGTTGATTGTTTAAGCTTGTCGCTTGCCTGTTCTAGCAACTCTGACCTATGAGCTAGGACGAGCACGCGCTCGCCCTTTCTCACTCGATCTTCGATTACTTTGGAAAAGACGATTGTCTTCCCACACCCTGTCGGCAGCACCAACAGGGTTTTCTTATTGCCGTTCTCCCATTCTTTTTGAATGGATTCACGGGCTTCTTGTTGATAAGGTCGTAATTCCATTCGATTCACCTATTAGAAGCTACCTTGTTGCCATTGTTGAGGCTGAGGGGTAGGTAATGGTTGTTGTTGATACTGCTGCATAGGTGGTTGTTGTTGGAATTGAGTCTGTGCTTGCATCATAGGTTGTGCGGTTGCCATCCCTGGGCGTTGATTTAATTGTTTGGTTGGGTCGACATCGTCTTGGTAGATCATGTAGCCGACTTCGTTAAACTCGTTGCCATTGCGAGATAGGCCTTTCTTGATGGAGCAAACGCCGATAGCACCAGGGACTAAATTCCAGTTCATTTGGAGAGGTTCCTTGTGTTTCTTCTGACCGATTGCCCCGAAGAAGGCTGATAACATTCCCTCTGTGCGTGAGTGTAAGAATAGGTTGTGGGTCAATTTCTTGGTTTGGCCATCATTTGTTGTGATTTCCAGGGTTAGGACTGCCTTGTTGCAGGCAGGTAATTTACCTGGGTTTTGAGGGTTAGGTGTGTGGCGGCCGCGCTCAAACTTTTCAACTTTGAACCAGTACTCGCCTGGCTCTAGGATGACGAATTCGCTGTCCTGGGTGATTTGGTCGTTCCAATCTAATTCGCGCTCGAAGTTGTTGTATTGTTCTGTCATTTTTATTTCCTCCTGTTATTAAGCTAAAATAGTGACATTTTCGTGGTCTTTTAATTGTTCTTTGAGATAGTTAGCAATGTTTTGAATTGCTTCTAAGCGCCATGCTCCACCATCTGCCTCGAATAAACCTAGTTCGCCTTGCTTATTCATCCGGAAAACGAATAAGCTAGCTGGCTGTTCTACCTCCAAGAAAGTCCGTCGAGGCTTCAAGTTAACTGGATTAGGAACTACGGCTTTTGTTAAGCTGGCAGCGCCATTCTTAATTGTCGTGATTTGAGACACGCCATTGTCGGTCGTTTCACTTCCTGATTCAACTTTTACTTTAGAGGTGAATTCAAGGAGTAGGTTACGGTCGTTCGCATCTTCGTACTTAGACTGCAGTTCAATGTTGAATGTCTCTTGATCCATGTAGTAGTCCAGTGTAAGATTTGGAATCAAGCCAATAGCAGATACTTCAACCAGGTGAGCCCGTTTCTTATACATGCATTCATCTTCTGCATAAACATTAACCAGGCGTGGCCCCGCGACTTGAACAATTAGATTTTGCTCGTTGAGTTCATTGAGCCCTGATTTGATATAGTCTACCAAACCAGTCAATGTGCTAAGCTCCATTGTTTTAGGTAAGTAAACAGGCGACTCCAATGGTTTCATGTTATGGCGATTCGCGTCGTACCACTCATCGCCTGCGTCATCCACCAAAATAGGTTCAGCGTCTCTTGATAATTCGACTGCGTATTCTAAAGCTTCTTTAATATTTTCTGACATGATTTTTACTTCCTTTCTTAGTTAGAGGCACGTTTTTTATTAAAGTCTACGATTGTTGAACTTTCCGCTTTATCTTCGATTAACTCGCCTGTGTCGGTCCGAAGATAGCCGTCATTATCGAAGAAAGTTTGGCCCTTCGCTCCACTTTGAAGTTCATTAGCGTATATTTCACCTGTTTTCCAATCTTTCTCAGCCATGATCATCGTAGATACATTGTTCTGAGCTGCCAGGCTAGGTTTGATATTCGCTTCTGTTGTGATGAGCGAGCGGTCTTCGTTAGGCGAAAAGGTTAAGGTGATGACAAGCTTCCGTTTTTCTTTAGGGCTAGTATTTGGGTCCATGATGTTATCTAAGACTTTTTCTAATTCGGAGTTTATCTTCTCCTGAATACCTCCATTTGCTAACTGAGATAGATTTAAGTTAATTTGGCTCATTGCACTTCCTCCTAAAATGGTAATTCTCTATCTTTTTTGATGTGTTCAAACACTTGGTCCCATGCTGCTACTAAGACACCGTCGATAAAGCCAGGGTCATAATTAGCAATTGGGGTCCCCAATGGGTAGAAGCCTTTTTCAGCCACCGCTCGTTCAATCTCTTGAGAGGTCACTGCATTAGCTCTCATTAAATCTCGGAGAGCATCTGGGATGCCTTCGCCAAAGAGTGCTGTTTGCTCTGCTTCATGTGCCTCTGCTACCGCTTGGGCTAATACATGTTCTGCGGTAGGAGCTTGCATAGGTACTGGTTGTGGTTGAGCGACAGGCGGTGTTTGTTGCACTACTTGCACAGGTTGTACTGGCTTAGGAGCCGGTTGTAAAGGCGTTGGATTTGGCTGTGGCGATTGTGCTTGGCGTTCGAAGATGTGGGCGATTGAACTGTAAGCCAGTGGTAATTCAAACGGCAATCCGTGGCGGTTCTTAGCATCCCACGCTGGATGGTGCTCAGTGTACATGACCCTGGTCCCACCTTGGGCCTTATGCTTCTTGCCTTTGTCGTCAGAAGCCACAACATGCGTTTTGTAGTTACAGAATAGAAGTAAGTCGCACCATTCTTTTACTAGCGGAGCTGTTTGAGAGGTGGTCTTCTTACCTAGTTTCAATTCCCAGCGATCATAGGCTCCCATTTCATCTGGCTGCTCAAATTTTTTGATTTGGGCATGCGCCGTTAAAACCACGTTCACACCGATGTCCACTAATTCCTGAAGCCGATTCAGTAAGCGGCCAAATTCCTCTGATACATAGGTATAGCCATTGCCGTAGCCAAAGTCTTCAATCCCTTTCTTGTTATGGCTAGCGCAGATGTGCTCGATGCAAAGACGCTCTGCCCAGTCGATTGTGTCGATAACCAGGGACTTACAAACTGTCGGATTACTTTTGACAAAAGCAATCTGATTCATTAACATTGTCCAGCTTGTTGGCTTATCCAATCGTGCCACATCCATGTTGCCTGTGGACCCTTCTGTATCGATGAAGAGAGGCTCTGGAAACTGACTTGCTAATTTTGATTTACCTACTCCTTCTGGACCGTAGATAACGGTCTTCTGGGCTCTAGACTGAACTCCTCTTGTAATATTCATTGTCATTCCCCTTTCTAAAATTTACCGGCTTCCCACTTCGGTGTAGGTGGGGTAGCAGGTGCTGATTCCGAATTCTTAACGTATCCATCTTCGATGATGATAGAGCACTCATCGCCAGTGGATACTCGTGTTGCGATGGCTTGGAGGCCCTCTTGTTCGAGCCATGCACCAAATTCATTGAGTGTCTGCATATCCATTTGTTCGAGCTTGTCGATAAGGACGAAACCACATTCTGGTTTCAGCTTACGGACAATAGCAGTTGATACCATTAGTTGCTGGGAGCCCGACATGTTATCCCACCGTTGTCCGTTGTAAAGTAACTCGCCATCTTCAACCGAGAGGCCTTCTAGCGGTAGGTCTGCATTTTGCAACAGATCCATCCGTTGCTTACGAAGTGATTCAATCTCTGTGGTCAAGCTACTGTATTGTGTGCGATACTCTGCGGCATCCTGTTCAGCTTTCTCTCTGTCCAGGTTAGCCCTCACTTTAATGTTGATAGCTTCAATATTTGCAATAGATTCTTCAAGTTCCTCGGTTGATTCATCTTGAAGTTGCTCGGATGTCTTCTGTGCCACATCATAATCTCGTAAGACGCTTTGATATTGTTCTTTGAGGTTAGCCAAGGTATTTTCTTGTCGCTCAATTTCTGCCATCAATTGAGTAGCTTGCCGATGAAGCTGGTCGGTCATATCACGCTTACGTTGATTCTCGCCGTTCTTGGCCAGAATATCTTGTTGTTGCGTGATAAGGTCCGTAATAGAGACCAAGGTCTTCGGAGCCTCCGGATAGAACGGCTGCTCTTTCGCAAACTTTTCTTTTTGGTCGGCTATTTGACCAATGGAACGTCTCATGTTGTATTTTTCTTTTTCTTGGCACTCTAACTCGTACAGTTGTTGGCCAACCCCAATGATTTCGAGCAAGGTGTTAGCCTTCTCCTTATCGCTAGAGTTAATAAACTTAGGTAGGTTGATAGCCAGTTCTTCTACAAAGCTATCCAATAAGTTTTGCCCTGCTTTGTTGCCAGTCGGGTCTGTCACCTTCAGATTGCTGTTCTTACCTTTTCGCTCAACAATAAGTCCATTCGATAGCTTAAGGTTAATTGTTGGAGGAACTACTGACCCCTCACGCTGTGCTTTGCTAGGACGATACTTATTACCGCCAAGAGCCCAAGCAATTGCGTCTAAAATACTTGTTTTACCATTGTTGTTATTACCACCGATAATTGTTAATCCGTTTGGACTAGGCTCAATGTGTACGGATTTAACGCGCTTTACATTTTCGGTAGTGAGTGATGCAATTTTTATTGTCATTAGACTTCCTCCCCAGCTAATCGGAACACACGACGCTCGACTTTGATTTCTTCAACTTCGCAAGACATTTGGCTAATAGCGAAATCGATGCAGGTCGTCACGATATCATTCAATGTACGGTCGGTCTCGTTTGCAATGAAGCACAATTTTTCGTAGGCTTCACGTTCAATGCGGACCCGTGGGTACTTGGCTGTAGTGTATTCTCCGACATAAATTCTTTCTTCTTTTTTTACACATTTCATGTTATAATCTCCTTATCTATGAGTGACCTTTATAAGGTCTTCTCTAATAGTCTCGCGAACTCCACGATGTCCTTAATATGCGTGTATTCGCGGGACTTTTTGTATTCTTCAACAGAATGCTCCAACTGCTCTAGCGCCGTCTCATGTCGTTTCTCTCGGATGCAGGTCATAATTAAACCTTCCTCTGTGTAACGATAGTCGTACACGCTATAGCCGTTTGGCACCTGCTTAATCGCGTTCAATTTTGCGAAACGTGGCAAATCATCATAATGCACTATTTTTTCATCCCTTCTTCATACAGTCCTGTTGCAATACCACCAATTATCATTGCGATGATGATGACTCCGTTAGCCACTGGATCTCCTCCCGGCTGACAGCCGTTGCACCACCACGCCCAGATAGCGGTGAAGAAGCACATGATATACAAGAAGATACAGGCATATATATGTATGTTTCTCATTGATAATTTCATTCCGGTGCTCCTCCCGCTACTGCATGGAACGCTAGCTTGTTGACTTTGCCTGGTAGTACCAAGAAATTCTTCTCTTTCAAGTCTTTGTTAATTTGGCGTACTAGCTTGTAAGCGTGGCTTTTGCTGCATCCGAGCAAGTCAGCCACTTCTTGCGCTGTGTAATTTTGGCTTTTGACTACTGTTGACATTGTGATTCCTCCTCTTTCTTCTAAAGTTTAAGATTCTTGCTAAATGTTTTAGGTTTCTTGCTGAGTTGCGATTCCTCTATCCCCTCCAGCCTACCTAGATGGTAGAATGACGATGACTGTCCCCTCATTCGGGAATCTTAGTCGGTGGGAGGTGATAATAATGGTGGATCACATGAGTGCTCGTGTAGTTACCAGTGAAGGCGTATATGATATCAACAATATTGATGGGGTTAAATACATTAGCGATAGCAGTGGAGAAGTGACCAAGATTTCCCCACAAGAATTTTCGGATTTCAAATTCCACATAGGTGGACATTACGTTTTCATTGGTGATAATATCGTTTCTTTGCCTGGTGAAATAATCAAAGTTGTGATTTTCTTTTAATGAGTAGTCACTTTGATATCAAGCACATCGTGAGATTCGCGGTGTGCTTCTTTGATTTTCTTCACTATTTCGATAGCATCTTTCACATTTCCACTTTTGATTTCGTACGTTACTTTAGTTTCTTTTGCCATGATTGTTCCCTCCTAAATTTGGTTATCTTTCTTAGCCATGATTTCGGCTAACTTATCAGCTACATCTACTTTAAGGTCGATTGGCTCGTGATTGTCATTTAGTTCGACAAGGTTCATATATTTTCTTCCTTTCTATTTCTGTTTTTCTGAAGTGGCACTTAAAAAAATTTGGCTAATCTTGATGCCTAAACAATCAGCTAATGCTTGGATTGTTTTATAAGAAGCGTTACTTAACGCTGTTTCGGAACCTTCGTAGTTAATAATGCTACGTGCTGATACACCAGCCATTACCGCTAATTGCTCTTGGCTTAGACCGCGAAGTTTGCGCCACTGGGCCAATGAGTATTTCTCCATATTTTCACCTCCTTTTTAAGGCCTTTCTTAACCTTATGCCCATATTATATACTTCTGTTTTTCTGAAGTCAACACTAAATTTCAGTTTTTCTGATTTATTTTTCCGAAACATGTTTCATTTATACAGAAGAGGTGCTATAATATAGGAAAACTAGGAGTGATGAATATGTTTGCTAAGAATTTGAAATATCTTAGGGCAAAACGTGGCATTGAGCAAATTGAGCTTGCCCGGATGCTTGGCAAGAAAAGTGGGTCGAGCATCAGCTCGTGGGAAAGCGGAACCTATACACCTAAAATAGGTACTCTCGCAAAGATTGCTGATATATTCAATGTAGACCTAGACGATTTAATGAATATAGACTTGTCAGATGGTCCCAGACCATCTAACCTAATACCTGTAAATACAGCTGCGGTGTCTTTTATTCCAATCCTCGGTACCATCAAATGTGGCCAACCTATCCTGGCAGAGGAAAACATCACCGGCTACCGCGAGGAGCTATCGGACCGTTTACCGTCTGGTAATCTTTTCTACTTGAAGTCCCAAGGTGATTCCATGGTCCCTACTATTCCGGAGGGGAGCCTGGTACTCATTCGTGAGCAGCCAACAGTCGAATATGGCGAAGTAGCTGCCGTACTGGTCAACGGTGACACCGAGGCCACGCTTAAGAGAGTTAAGAAACAAGGCGACATCGTCATGTTGATTGCTGACAATCCGGACTATCCGCCTTATATCATTACCGACGACAATCCTGCACGGATCATTGGGAAGGCTGTTCAGGTGAGTGTAGATTTGTAGAGGAGAAACTAGCTGGGATTGATTGACAAACCTAAAAAATAGTACTATACTACGGTTAATCTTTGAAGGGCAGAGGTTCTGCCAACCGAAAGACCGTAGATGTTAGTATCTGCGGTCTTTCGTGCTTTATGCATTTTGACTAAAGTACCCAAATCTGATAATATATATGTAGAGTCTTTAGGACTATTTATCAGATATTGCCTATAGGGCTAGGGCGGGTACTTTGTATCCGTCTATTTTTGTATAAACAGAGGAAAATAGACTAACCCCTACGTGACGGCGTTTTTATAAGCCCAGGAATTTACTTGGAAAAGAAAAGCTAGTGATTTTAAACAGTTGAAATTCCAATCGGTTAAAAAAATAAAAGCCCCACCCCTGAACTTTGGCGAGCCAGGGTGGAGCTACCACAAAACACCCACAATGGGGCTATTTGCTATGCCCTTATTGTACCACAACAAAGGAGGTACTACAATGAGCGTAAGACAGGATAAGGCCAGGAAGACCTGGATGGCCAAGGTAAGCTATATGGACGACCTTGGCGTAAGACGCTATAAGACAAAGCGTGGCTTTAAGACCAAGCGAGAGGCCATGGCATTCGAACAAGAGTATAAGAAAAAGGTATCTGGCGCATCCGATATGACATTCGAGTCCTTCGTCGAACTTTACCTGGAAGACTGCTCTCATCGATTGAAGCCAGTCACCATGCTAAACAAGCGTAAGATAATCTATCGGCTGATGGTCCCATTTTTCGGTCATCAATCTATGCTTGATATAGACGCTAAGACAGTCAGACGATGGCAAAATTGGCTTATGAATCAACCAACTAACCGAGGCGAAAAGATAGCCCAGACCACCTTAAGGACAGTCAATGCCAACCTATCCGCTATCTTTAACTATGCACTTAAATTCCATGGCATAAAAAATAACCCTGTCAGAGTGGCAGGGACCATTGGTAAGAGCACCAGGAACGGTGAGGTAGCATTCTGGACCAAGGACCAATTCGATACCTTCCTGTCTACCGTAGAGGACAATATCTACTACCAGCTCGCATTCACTCTGTTATTCTATTCCGGTATACGGATTGGAGAGCTACAGGCATTAACCCTATCAGACTTCGACCAGGAAGCAAAGACTGTCAGCATATCTAAGACCTATGTTAAGATTGATGGCGTCGATATGATCACCGAGCCCAAAACGCCTAAATCTAACCGCGTCATTACCTTGCCACCCTCAATATTCGAACTACTAAATGACTACACCTCTAAATTGCCCTATTACAGTCCGTCAGAGCGATTATTTACCATAGGAGTATATAGTTATGGCAAGACGCTTAGAACGGGAGCAGACAAAGCTGGGCTACCAAGAATTAGGGTCCACGACCTTCGCCATAGTCACGCCTCTATGTTGATTGAATTAGGCGTCTCACCTTTGGCCATCAGTGAGAGGTTAGGCCACGAGCGAGTGGATACTACCCTCAATATTTATAGCCACCTATACCCTAGCCGCCATGGTGATATAGCTGATAAATTGGAAGGGGTCATTCGGGGGTCACAAGAAAACTAGAACACCGTTTCGACGGTGTTTTTTGGCATAATTATTGGTTATACCATAAAACCGGTACCATGGAAGACTTGGCCCCTATTTTTATTTGCGGTCT